TAGCATACGTTTATCTTCATCTACTTTAGCAAAAGTCAAGTTGTTCTTTTCTTTTCCAAAGTAAACAAAATCCTGTTCGATAGCAGGTGCTGATACTAAACTAATAGCATCAATTGCTAGTTCTTGATTGTCATCATTTATTACAAGTTCTACAATAGATGTAGTCTTTTCGTAATAATCTTTGTTAGCTGCTTCACATTCAGCTATGGAGTCATACTGGCATTCTCCAGTCTTTCCCCATTTTACTTTTCCGTTTTCGCATTCTTCGCAAGGCATATTATATAATAGATTAATTAATAATTCATTTGATTTTTAAATTGTAGCTCTTCTTCTTATGTTAGCTAATTGGTTTTGACTATTAGTCATTTCATCCGTTAGAACGTAAGCACGCATTGGCTCAGGTTCTATTCCACCTGTTAAGTCAAAAGCTCCAGACATCATTTGAGGTGCAGGTCCTTGTTGTGAAACATCAGGCATTGTAGTTGTAGTAGGTGTTGTGCTTGAATTTGCTGACCTAATAGATGCTATATTTTTTAAACCCATTGCAACTGCTGCTGCTGCTGCTATACCACCTAGCACAGGTCCTATAACAGGAATACCTGCCAAAGATTTGTAAGATGCTTGAGCTGATTGATAAGTGTCAATAGTTGTTGCTGTAATTGCTAAGGCTTTTCCTGCTTCTGTTTCTTCACCTGCAATTTTTGTTAAATCATTAAATGTATTCTTGGCTAGATTTAACCTTTCATTTTCGGTCATTGCAGCCCACTCTATACGTTTTTCTGACAATTCCTGTAAAGACATTTCAATAGTCTTTTTCTTTCCAAAATTAATATCTTCAGCCTTAGCTAATTCTCCAAGCAGCTCTATTCTTTTGTTTATATTTTGCTCAAATAAATTTGTCATTTCTACAATATCAATCTTTTCTGCATCTCTTATTTCTTGTTGTTTTGCAGCTCCTTCTGCTTGAATAGAATTTATTTTATTGTTAAGCTCAATTTGTTTACCTGATGATTCTCCTATTATATCAAATAAAGCAATTCTTAATTCCGCTTCTCTATCTAAATCTTCTGCTGTATTTTTGCCATCCACTTTTCTTAGTTCCATACCCTCTCTCTGGATTCTTAAATCTTCTCTAGCATTTGCAATTCTGTCATCTAATAATTTATTTTCTTTATCAAAAGCCTTTTGTGCTGCATCTAACCTTTCTTGTGTTGATTTAGTAACATCTTCTGCAATTAATTTCAACTTTTCTATTTCTGCTCTTTGTTTAGCAGTTTCTACATTTAATTCTCTTTGACTATCTCTTAAGTTTTGAAATGCTTTTTTGAGTGCAATAGATTGTTTTGTATCATCAACTATTTCATCACCTATTCCTTTGAATGCACCTTTGACATCTTGCAATGCACCTTTAGCATCACCCTGAAATAACTTAACAATAGCTCCACCAAATTTAGATACTCTATCTACTATAACGCTAACTGCTGCACCTAGACCTGCAAAAGCCACTTCTAATAGTTCTGCTCCTTTTTTAGTTCTAGTAAAGAAAGTTGCTAATGAACCAAATGCTATTAATAATGCTCCTATTCCTGTACTAGCTATTCCTGCTTTTATAGTTGCAAAAGAAGCTTTAGCTGTTTTACCTATTGAAACAAACCCTGCTTTAACAGAGTTTAAAGAAACACCCATGATTTGAAATTCACCAGCTAATGAACTTGCATCTTTAGATACTTCACCTATATTTGATTTTACTTCTGCTTCTAATACTACTTTATCTGCCATTTCTTTATACTTT